CCATTTCTTTTTTAAACATCTCTTCTTCTGGGCAAATCTCTTCTGCCAATTCCGGAAGAGAACACGGCAAAGCAGGCATGTCCTCGTCCCGGCGATAGCCATAGTAGTAATAGGCATGTCGCAACTCACTGTCGGCTTGGGTAAAAGTACCGTAAGGAACGGTATGCCCATCACTTGTTTGGCCTCGTTTAGGCATAAAAACTTTCTTTTGGTTGTTGCTTGCAAAATATAACGCTACCTGCCAGCAAGATAGTTGATCTACCTGTTGACATGGCTGTAGTTTACTGTAGAATACTATCGGTCGTCAACACATTTTTAAAGAAAGTTTGAGATGGATGAAGCAAGACAAAAATTTGAGGCCTTGATTGAGGCCAAAGGCAGGGACGCACCTTTGTGGAGCGGAACTCGGTACACAAATGACAACATTCAAACCTACTGGCGCTGGTTTTACCTGGGCTGGACAATGACAAAAGGAAACACATGAAAGCAATGAATCTTGCAGCCTTGGTGCTTGACCTGCGGCTGCAGTCTCGCGTTGAAATTAACGAAGACATCGTGGCGGAATACGCTGCTGACATTGAAGCTGGCGACTTATTCCCACCGGTAACCGTGTTTTTTGATAGCACGCATTTTTATCTGGCTGATGGCTACCACCGATATTACGGACACAAGCGCGCAGGCAAAGTAAGCATCCAGTGTGAAATTATCAACGGCACCATCCGCGATGCGATCTACTATTCAACAGCGGTCAATGCCAAGCACGGTATGCGCAGGTCATATGCCGACCGTCGCAAGGCGGTGATGACATTGCTTGAAGATTTTGAGTGGCATCAAAAAACCAATACCGAAATTGCAAATCATTGTGGTGTGTCGGTTTCTTTTGTTTCAAACTTGCGCAACAGTAGCGGCAAAATGCCTGATGAGGTCCAGTACACCACTCCAAGCGGAGAGAAAAAGACACGCAAGAAAAACAGCGGTCGTCCAGCCAAAACTAAAAAAGAGCCGCCAGTCCAGCAAGAAGAGCCAGCCACACCCGCCCCTAATTTCAAGGCGCACGAAGAGCTAATCGAAACCCTGACCAAAGAAAACGCAGAGTTAACGCAACGCTTTGCAGTTTCTGTTATGGAGGCTACTGAAGAGGAAAAACAATCAGCCAATGAGTTGATTGCCGACCTGACAGAGAAGCTGCGCATTGCTGAGATTGAGATCATCTCCCTCAAAGGTAGCCGTGATCGCTTTCAAAACGAATGCGCGCAACTCAAGAAGCAGGTTGCCGCACAGCAACGCCAACTCAAAAAGTACGAAGAATAATCCATTGCCCAAGCCGGTGGGCATGTGTACCGGCAGGAGAATTTTATGCCTTTAGAGCTTCGCGAATATCAAAAAGAAACCCTTGATGCCCTTCGTAAAGGATTTGCCGATGGACATAACGTGCAAATCCTTTATTCGCCTACGGGCGGGGGAAAAACTGAAATGGCAATTGCCTTGTTGGAGGCCACCAAGAAAAAAGGAAATAGATCTGCAATGATTCTTGATCGGATAATTTTGACAGATCAAACTAGCCAGCGGCTCGATAAATACAACATTGATCATGGCGTTTTGATGTCTCAGCATTGGCGCTATCGCCCTTATGAGCACATCCAAGTTTGTTCGGCGCAGACCATTGAGGCGCGAGGCAGCTTCCCTGGATTGAATTTAATGATCGTAGATGAGTGCCACACAAAGCGGCAGCAAACGATTGAGTTTATAAAAAACAACCCAGACATCAAAGTGATTGGCCTGTCCGCCACGCCTTTTACTAAGGGACTTGGCGATACTTACACAAACGTGGTCAGCACAGTTACAACAAAGCAGCTTGTAGATCAAAAAGTTTTGGCACCTTTGCGCGTTTTTATTTCCAAAGAAATTGACATGACCGGAGCCAAAAAACTTAACACCGGAGAGTGGACGGCAAAAGAATCTGAAAAGCGCGGGATGCAAATAACTGGCGATATTGTTTCCGAGTGGATTAAAAAGACGCACGAGATATTTGGCAAGCCAGTCAAGACCATTGTGTTTTGCGCCGGGGTTGCTCATGGTGCCGATCTTGCAAAAAAGTTTAACGAAGAGGGCTACAACTTTATTAGCATCAGCTACAAGGAAGACGGCACTTTTAAACAAGAAGTAATTGAGGATTTTGCAAAACCAGATACTGAAATTCATGGGTTAATTGCCACTGATATTTTGACCAAAGGTTTTGATGTGCCAGATGTAATGATCGGTGTGTCGGCGCGTCCATTTAGCAAATCTTTGTCCTCACATATTCAGCAGATGGGGCGCGTAATGCGCAGCCACTCAAGTAAGCAGTATGCGGTTTGGCTTGATCATTCCGGCAATTATTTGCGTTTTCAGGAAGAGTGGGAAGATGTTTACAACAACGGAGTAAGCGAGCTAGATGACACTCGCGAGAAGGTAAAAAAAGAAAAAGAGATAAAAGAAAAAGAGGCGGCAAAATGTCCAATGTGCAGTGCATTTTGGCCCAGCAATTCCGATGTCTGCATCAATTGCGGCCACGTAAGAGAGCGCAAAAACAAAGTTTTTGAAGTTGCCGGAGAAATGGAGGAGCTGGCACCCAGCGCAAGCCGGGACGAAAAACAAGAATGGTGGGGAATGTGCTACCACATGGTTGAGTACAGAGGATGGAATCCCGGAAGAGCAGCCCACACTTACAAAGAAAAATTTGGAGTATGGCCCAAAGGTCTTGCTGACACACCTGTCGAACCCTCGAAAGCGTTTGACAAAGCGGTCAAGGAATCGCTGAAGGCTTATCTTAAAAGCAAGAGAGCTGCATAATGGAATTTATATCATTTGCAAGGCTGCACGGTATTCTCATCGACCATGAGCCACGTATCGGCTTGTGGCGGCGCTACGCTACTGAGGATAAGCCAGCTCACAAAAATGGCGCAGTAAAGTTCATGGGTGATCACGCGTTCATTCAAAACCACGCCACCATGACAGAGATTGTTGTCTGGAAGGCCGATGCTGATGCCAAGATTGACCACGAGAAGATCAAACGCATTGCGCAACAGGCCGATCAAGACATAAAACGCAAACAGATTGAGGCATCAAAGACTGCAGCATGGATGCTCAATTCAAGCCAGATTGCAAAACACCCATACCTTTCCGCTAAGGGATTTCCTGATGAGCAGGGAAACATTTACGTAAAGGATGGGGTTCTTTTAATGTTGATTCCCATGAGAGTCGGCGCAAATCTGGTCGGCGTTCAAATTATTGAGCCCGAAGGTAAAAAGAAGTTTTTATTTGGCCAGCGAACCAGCAATGCGGAATTTGTTTTTAACAATAAAGGCCCGCATATTCTTTGTGAAGGGTATGCCACTGCATTATCTTTGCGAATGGCTATGGCTGTGCTCAAGCGCCGGTATACACTTCACGTATGCTTCTCCGCAGGGAATATGGAAAAAATCGCATCTACTCTGCAAGGGGGTTTTGTGGTAGCCGATAACGATTTGAGCCACACCGGGTTAAATACGGCCAAAAAAATAGGGTGGCCATATTTCATGCCACCCTACGCAGGTCAGGATTTTAACGATTATGTGATCAATGTTGGATTATTCCGGGCCAGTCAAGCGCTGGCCAAGTCGTTGCCTTCAAGGCCGCCACCATAAAATATCGCAGGCCGCGATAATAAGGCACAGCAAAAAAACAATGCGCTCAAATTTTTCCCACGGGGTAGAGTTCATTGGGGCACCTTATCGGTTATCAATTGCTTCAAGGCATTCACGGGCGCAGTTTTTCCAAACGTCTTGTGAGATAAAGGTTTGCCCTTTCCACGGCTCAGCGTCGCGCGCCCTTTCCGCATAATCGCGAATTGCTTCAATTACAAAAGCCTGGATCAATGCGCCCTGGCCTGATTTTGTCATTAGGTCATGAATAAATTGCGTGTTCGTTTTGTGTTTAATTTGCATGATTTTTTCCTGGTTTGGTTTGTCTGGCCTCTCTGCGCCCGGTGTCAACTAAGGCGCGCGCATCGGCATGGTCCCTGAGTTGTTCTGATTCAAGCATTACCCGGATATGTTGCGACGCTGCAGCGCATTGGCTGGGGGACCGGGCGCGCTCGTATTTAAAACCTGCGTTTATGTAATCGGCTTCTGTATGTTTCATTTTTTTGCCTCTGGGCAGTCTGGGTTGTGACAATCGTCGTGTTCGTCTAGGTCATGGCCGCAATAAATGCAGGGGACCGGGTCCGGCTCGGGCTCGTCTAGTTCGGCCTGGTAGCGGGCCAATTGGCCCCTTAAATAGCTGTCCAGTCCTTTCATGCTGTCTGCTCCTGAAAAATTGGAATCACGCGGCGCGCTTTACGGTCGGTTTCTCGCGCTTTGGTCCCGTGGGCACGGAACCCGATAATCTGGCGACGGTCTGCTTTTTGGCACATGCCGCACAATGCACAAGTCATGTAATCCACAGTCTGCGCAGGACAAACCAAAATCGGGCGGCCTTCTGGCGTGGTGGTGTGTTTTGGTGTGTCAATCGGGACAATGCAAACCACCGGCAAACCGTGGGCGGCCAGTGTATCGGCCTCTCCTGCGTCGTCCGCGCTCAAGTTGACCGTAAAATTCCAGTCCGTGGCATGACGCGCCCACTTAATCGCGTCGGCGCTTTTTTTGTGGGTGTATGTAAACCCCTTGCGCCCACGATTAGCGGCCACGATTTGGCCGAGTTCTACAGCGTTCACGGTTTCGCCTTCGCCGGGTAAGTCACCGGCCACGTTGTGCCGCCATAACTGGCCCGGCTGCATCGCCTCAATAAAGCGCAACAGCGCGGCCAGTTCTACCCCTCGCGCAGGGATTTTGTCCCACGTCATACGAGTGTGAAACCCTTCGGCATAACAATCACTCAAATAGTGGGGGCACGATGGTGGGCATGTTTCCCGTTGTGAATAAGTAACCGGAATCGGTCCGGTTTTGATATTGCTTGATTTTTTAACGGCTTGATATTTCATGGTTTTTTCTCCTTTAGTGGGTTTTGCGCGCGGTGACACTCATGCGCATGGTTTCTTTGGTGGTGGTCGTATGCGCCTGGATTAGCTGGCGCGACGGATTAAGACGTTGAGCAATCCCTGGCCAGTCAATAACGGTCCGGCCTGCGCATTGCGCAAAACTTACGCGATACAGTTGGCCGTCTATTTTCGGCAAACCGGCGGCCTCTAGTTCGGCGCGCAACTTGTCCGCGTCGTCCTGCAGGGCTGCGATTTGCGCGCGCAGCAGGCCCAATTGGTCGGCCTTACCGCTAAGGGTATCGGTAAGGTCCCCGCTCACGTTGTAACGCAGTGGAAAGCCTTTGAGAATCTCATTGGCAAAGTCGGCAAAATTTTCGGGTTTCATGGTGGTTTCTCCTTCGGGACAATTTCCCCCAAAACCCTGGCGCGCAGGGTTTCACGCGACACTGTCAAAAACCGCCTGCGTAATCCTCTAGTTCGCTCACCAACCCATCAAAATCTTCATTGGGACCTAGTAGGTCGGCCAGCGTATAAACGGCCTCACGTGGGTATTCTTCGCATAAGCTTTCCAAGTATTCTTCGCGGTCGGTAAACCCGTTGTTTTTGTAAGCATTCATTTTTTAATCTCCAATGGTGACTGGCTCTAGCCGTGAGGCCTCAGTGAATAATTGATCCGGGGTGTAAATTTTCTTTATGCGTTTACCGGATCCAAACGCGTGGGTTACCGTATATTTTCCGTCCCTGCGTTTGCCGGTGATTGTCATAACGTGGCCGGATAATCGGCCGTCGGCCTCAGTTGTGAATTTTCCGTATGTCTGTTTAAAAATTACAATGCTCATGGTTAGGCCTCTGTGGTGGTGGTTTCGATAATTGGGCAGGCGCGTTCAAATAATCCTCTAAACGCGTTAATTAATATTTCCCGGTTCTGGGTGTCTGCAACAAAGTAAGCTTCGCCAATGGCTGCAGCAAATGAACCCATGAAGCGCATGGTCCTGGCGGCCTGATAAAGTTCTGATTCATTCATGGTGGTTTCTCCTGTGGTTTTAGGCTGCAGCAGTTGCTGCGTAAGCCTCGCGGCTTTCGGATATTGGGCGCGCCAATTTCAACGCGCCCTCAAGCGTTGTCGATGACGTAAGAATCTCAAGGGTTTGCGCGTTTTTCACTGTGAATTTGCGGACTCGCTCCTTGTATGTCCAACGACTTGGATTGATACCGTTGTCGTAATCAACATAAACGCTGACGCGGCGAATGTGCCGATCTCTGCAAAACGACAGCCAAGGTTTAACCAGTTGCTGCTGGTCTGCGGTAATCGCTTCAGCTTTTTGCGCTGCGCGGGTGGAAATGATAATCATGGTGGTTTCTCCTGTTAATTTAATCAATTGCATAACTCACGTCGTAACCCTTAGCTTTTAAGGCCTGGATAACTTCGCCGGGTAACTCATAAACCCCGTCGTAATCAATTAATTGATTGTCATCGTTAAACCATAGGCCCCCAGCGTAGCTATCGCCACGCGTGTGATGCTCAAAATAACCGTGCTCTCCGGTGATTTCAATTTCAAAATGCTCTGTATTGATGTTCATGGTTAGCTCTCCTGGTGGTGCTGTCTGTTATGTTGCGTAGAACCTAACTGCTAGGCCTACACATATATAGCATAATAGAATCGTGCCAACTCTCGTAAGTTGTTGATTTATATAGGGGTGAAAAAACCCTAACATGGTTAACCCTGCGAACAATAGTGTTAATTTATGGTTTTGCCGGCGCGTGGGCAATTTCCCTGGTAGCGTGGTCCTGGTGGTCGGCTGCAGCCGGGTAATGGCGAAGCCTTGCAGTGCTTTAGTTGTTCCGTCATAATCGCACCATGAACCCAATAAACAAAACCCCAAAGAAACTAACCCGTAAGCAAATAATTGAGGGATTAGATACGATGCCCATTTCCGGATTATTAACGGGTAACAAACGCGGATTAACTGCAAAGCAAAAAGCATTTGCGCGCGACGTGGCGATGGGAGCCACTAAGGCGGACGCATATAGGCGCAGCTATAACGTGACCAGTAAAGCGACAATGACGCACGCGCCTTATGTCCTGGCCGGTGACAATAGAGTGAAACTGGAAATAGAGGCCATTAAACGGGCGCAGGAGGCTGAGCACATTAAAAACCCGGCGGCACTTAGATCTCTGGTGATCAATACCCTGGTAGAACTCGCAACTAACCCCGAGACTAAAGACGCTATCCGGCTGCAGGCCGTAAAGGTTTTGGGCGGGGTAACTGAAGTAGCGGCATTTACAGAGCGCAAGGAGACGCGAGTTATTACATCGAGTAATGATGCGCGCGCGGAAATAATAAAAGAATTGCGCGCGCTGTCGAATGCGCAGGCAATTGACGTGGAAACCGAGGCCGAGACGCTGCTGTGGGAGCTAAATGCCGTGCGCGAGCATGACGTGACCCACCCTACCCCGACCCCCACTTGTGACGTTAACGAGCCCTCAATTTCTAAACATACTATCCCGCTTGAACAACCCCATACAATTTCCGAATCCTCTCCGCTAACACCACCCCGCCCTTTTAGAGAAGACCCCCCGGTAGTCAATTTAGTAAAATAGGGGTGGGGGTGCCTATTTTTTAAGCACAAAATTTTGGACAAAATATGGATACTACAGAAGTACAGTTAAACAGTGAATTGAGTACCTTTACCAGACCGCTATTTACACAAATAAATAGCCGATCAAAAGTTATCCACAGGGTAATGAGGCAGAAGAGGTCTGACCTAACAGAGATAAAGTGCAGGAAAATTCACATCGTGGGCCCACGTTTTTCATCGCATCGTTAAGCCAAACTTTCGCTAAAGAGTGAATGATGGGCAGATCGCGGTTTTATAAGCGGACATAGTTGAGTAACTTGCCGCGAGTGCAACGC